TTTGTCCCACGAGTCAGAACCAACGGTGACGCTCACGAGTCTGTTGTTACCGTTACCGAGGATGCATGGACACCAGAGGTAATGCAGGGAATTATTCTCTCGCTTCCTCGCAAGTACCGTGCACTTAAGAGTAATCTTAAGTTCTATGCTGGAACCGATGCGTTCCAGGGAATCGTTGCTAATAACGGTACACTATCGGATGCAATTGCTGAAGCTCTTGGAAAGAATGGTAATACTCAGGGTAACACCCAGTCTTACCTAGACGGAGAAGGCCAGACATTTGGTGGTGCTCGCACCACTCGTGTCCTAGGCATTGACGTCATGGAGGTTCCATACTTCCCAGCAGGCTACGTTGACCTTACGTTCCCACAGAATCGCATCTGGGGATTCCAGCGTGACATCACCGTAAACCGCGAATATGTTCCAAAGAAGGACACCATTGAATACACCGTATTCGTCCGCTTTGGCATTCAGTGGGAAGAAGAGGACGCTATCGCATTTGCAGACGCAGCTGCGGATAGCTAATCTATAGTTAACCCTAGAGGAGGGCGGTGGCTTTTGCCTCCGCCCTCTTCTGTTATCTGTTATAATTATTTCTGGAGGTTTTTTAAAATGGCAGGGAAAACAAAAACAGAATCGGTAGCTGCAGAAAATAACATTAATTCTGCTTTAATTAAAGAAGATGCATCACAAGATGAAAACATGATTGGCTCATCACTAGACAACAGCCCCACAGTAAAAAAGACACCAGCACTAAAGCCAAGCGACAAAGGGGTCATATCTTCTGGAAGCGCAAGTATGCCAAAGAGTTCAAAGAAGTCAGAACCAAAACCTAAAATAAAAAAAGTTGCAATACTGTCAACTAAGAACGTGAACTGGCTAGGTGTAGGCACTTTGGGTAAAGGGTACAATATCGTAACCCCCGAGCAAGCAGAACAGTGGCTAACGAGAAGTCACGTTCGTGAAGCTACTCCAGAAGAAGTGGCAGAAAGTTTTGAAGGCCAGTAATGGAAGTATTGAGGACTCCTCCATATAATTTGTCGGTAGATGTGGCTGTATCTGAACCCACGACTCCTTACGAATACACAATTACTGATATGTCGGATAACTCAACTATCTCTGGTACAAGAAGCTCAAACTCGAATTCCATTGTTTCTATTACCCTCGAGTCAAAATACGATACTCAATACTTAGTTTTGATAGATGACGAAGAGCACTTCTTTGACGTTGTTCGTCCATACGTAGACCCAAAGACTAAGGGTGCGACTGCATCAGAAATCACAGACTACGCAAAAAACGAAGAGCTTGCAAGAGCAATTATTGACTCTGTCGTAATAGAGGGATTCTATTATCAGAAGAGAATAATCCAGACTACCGGACTTGGTGCAGACTACATACCGCTTTGGGTAGATGCCAAGAAGTTATCAAGAATATATGAAAACAACGTGCTTGTTTATGACGCTGAGAACGAAGAGCTTTACGAAAAGGCATACGGATTGTCTGACGATAAGACATCAATAGTTGAAGTTTATCCAGACATAATTAATAGGCGTGAGGGAGCTTCAAATTATTTACCAGCGGCCTCATCTGATATGATTGATCTTAAGTATGTATATAAGGGATTTCCCAAAACATTTGACTATACTCTTGTTGTAGAACATGGATATAAGAGGGTTCCAAATGATATCGTTCGCGCTACAGAGCTTTTGATCGAAGACATTTCGTGCGGCAAGCTGGACTACTACAAGCGATATATCGCTGACTACAATACAGATCAGTTTAAGATTAAGTTTGATAACAAAGTTTTTGAGGGCACTGGAAATATTCTTGTAGACAAAATTTTGTCCAAGTATGCTAAATCAATTAGGCATCTAGGAGTTCTGTAGTATGGACTGTAACACCAATGATTTTATGTTTCCCCTTGTTGCAGATGTGTACTACCCTATAGTGGAGCAGAGCGCATATGGAAATGTTAATAAAGTTTGGACGTTAGATAGGATGCTAATATGTAGCCTATCTTCTGCTGGCACAGCCTTTAAAGAGGAAGTAAAGCCCAATGTCGTTATTACACAAGACAAAATTTTAATTGGCAGGCTGAAGGAAGACATTAGGTTTACAGAACGATCTGACCGTAAAGCCATTACAAACATAATCGTAACTAACATAAGAGACAAGAACTGTAATCATATTTATACTGAAACCTCTGGACCTAGATCTGGAAAGTCTACAATGTTTGAAGTGGCAACTACGGAGCCATACACCGGACCATTCGGTGCCGTAGAATATTACAAAGTTATTCTTCGTAGATCAGAGAATCAATCGGTGGATCTATGATAAAAGCAAGAGTAGATGGAACTCAAACAATTAAAGATTTGAACAATTTCATGAATTACGCCATTGGCTTTTTAGAGGGTGCGGATAGTGGTAAAAAAATCTTTATGGATAAGCTTGGGGAATCTGCAGTAAACTCCCTCAAACAATTCATTGACTCTAATGCAAGAGTTAGCCCCGATACGCTAAGCCACGTCTATGAGTGGTATAGAACTGGGAGTCCAGATTCAAGGCTATTCGACATTAATTATATAGTTAGCGGAATAGGCTTGTCGTTTAGATCTACCTTTTCTCAGTCTACCTCAATAAAGCTTGGATCCAGGGTTCCATTTTACGACAAGGCCAGAATTATGGAGCAGGGCATTCCGGTAAGAATAGTGCCAAAAAAATCAGCTCCCCTGGTCTTCGATGACGACAATCAGACCGTGTTCACGCAAAAACCAATATCTATTGCAAATCCAGGAGGTACTGAAACAACTGGTTCATTCAAGAAGGTGTTTGATTTGTTTTTTGAAAACTACTTTTCTCAGGCTTTTCTGAGATCGAGTGGAATAGAGTATAGGCTTAAGGACACCACACTGTTCAGTAAGAATGCCCCCGCTGGTGTCAGATATGGTAAGTCAAAGGGTATCGAGGCTGGATACCGATGGATAGCGAATGCGACGGTAAATTAATATGGCAATTCACTTTCCACCAGTATTTATTAACGAGTACTTATCAGATAAGATTCCTCCATCCCTACCCGACACATTTGCCTCAGCCTTAAACTTTTTTCCAACAACGCCTACAAACCTAGAGGAGCTGACAGAACAATTTCCAGAAGCGGCCGGCGACGTTTTTGCGGTATACGATAGGGCGTTTAAGCTAAGAAGAACTCCATTCCCATACATAAAGTGCGAGCAGTTGCTATACTACTTCTACAAGACATCAGAGTCTATCGTTGGATTGATTGAAACTACCCAAAGGGTTCAAGACCTGCTCGATAGGGGAGATGACTCCGCCAAGGATCTTAATGGTTGGATAGCAAGTCTTTGGGTATCTCAGGGTAGGAATACTCTTACAGAAACAGACATAGTTACAGGTCGGCAAGTTGAGAGAGACATTGTTGATTTTTCTGGAACAGATTTTTACTTGCCCTACTTTCATGAAATCAGAATATTCCAGCTTGAAGAGACTAGAGACATTATAGACTTTGGAACAGCCAGAACCTATGCTGGTAACAAGATAATTATAGATTATGATTGGCACGAGTCTGGCTCAAGAGAAATTACTAGTTAAAATTATATCTTATAATGCTTTACATCACTAAAAGGATGGTATAATTTAAGCGAGGAAACAAACACCCCTTTAATCTATTATAAGGAAAAAGAGGTTACATACTATGGCATATACACGTGGCTCGAGTGCTAACATCATTGTTGGTGCAGCAGCACTATTTACGTACGAGCCTGCCGCGGGAGCTTCCGAGCTAACCGAGGCAGACTTGCCAGCATACGAAGATAACGTATCTTTTAAGACTACGCTTTCTGACGATGCGGACTACCGTAATGTTGGATATACTATGAACGGTCTAGAAATAGTCTTCCAGCCTGACTTCGGTGAAGTCCAGGTTGATCAGCTACTAGACGTTGCTAAACTATTCAAGCAAGGCATGCAGGTAAACCTGAACACAGCATTCGCAGAGGCAACTCTGGAGAATCTGCTGTTCTCTCTTGCAGGCAGTGACTCCGACCTAAACGTCGTATCTGGAAACCCAACCCTAAACCTGTCCGCAGGCGATATCGGTGA